GGACGAGACAAGATTTCAAAAGGTCTGAGTAGTGAGTTACCAGATAACGCGACCCCAGAACAGTTAGCCGAATACAGGCAAAGCCGAGGGGTTCCTGAGTCTCCAGATCAATACAAGCTCAATCTGGGCGATGGTATGGTACTAGGGGAGGAAGACAAGGGGGTTATGGACGCCGTACTAAAGGCGGCACATCATCATAACGTATCACCTGATGTCATGTCTGACCTAGCGACAGAGTTCTTAGGCACTCGAGGACTAGCTCAACAGGCGGCTGAGGATCAGCGGTACACCCAAGACAATCTCGACGCACAGGGCGCTCAACAGGCTTTACGTGAGACTTGGGGTAATGACTACCAGACTAACTTAAACATCATTCAGAACCAGCTAGAGGGGCTTCCAGAGGGTGTCAGAGACGACTTCTCTCAGGCACGTATGCCTGACGGCACTGCACTGTTCAACTCACCTGAGTTTATGAACTGGTTCACAGACATTGGTCGACAGATTAATCCGATGGCAAGTATTGTTCCAAACACGGCAGCACAGATGTCAGCGATGAACGACATCATAAGTGAGGCTGATAAATTAATGCGAAGTGATGACCCGTCCGACAGGGCTAAGTATCAAAGCGCAGACTTCCAAGCACGTTACGATAAAGCACTTGAGCAGCAAGTGGCGTATCAGCAACGAGGTCATTAGTATCCGTCTTGGGGCGACGTTAACTCCCCACCAGTTTTTCAGAAAGCCCAGTAGCTCATGTGGTTCGACTCCGACAGGATACCTCGCTAAAGCATGACACTGATACCCAGCATGAAGAACATTTTCTTTTCTTTTAATTCTATTGAGGTAACACGAAATGGCTGAACAAGCTTTTCAAGTAAAGTACCGCAACGAGACTATTGCTGGGTTCGAGAAATCAGAATCCCTAGTCCGTAAGACTGTGGTAAAGGAGTTCGTTAAAGAGGGTGGTTCTGCTGTCTTCTTAGTAGCGGACAGTGGTGGTGCAACCGCCGTAACTCGTGGCGCTAACGGTGACATACCTACGCGACCCGATTCGCTAACCCAAACGACTGCGACTCTGGTTGAGTGGCATGACGTTCCAGAGAAGACTCGGTTTAATATCTTCGCTGGTCAGGGTGATCAACGTGCGCTTATGCAACGGACGTCTCAGGCTGTTATCAATCGCAAGATCGATACAGACATCAATACAGAGTTGGCAACGGCATCTGTAACTTGGGGCTCTGCTGCTGTAGCTACTCTGGCGTTAGTCTCAAAGGCTAAGACTAAGCTAGCAAATGCGTTTGCTGCTGGCGGAAGTGATGAGGTCTTCGCACAAATCACTCCGGCTTATCATGCTTATCTAATGGGCATCAATGAGTTCTCGTCTGCTGACTTCATTAACACTAAGCCATTTGATGGCGTATCGAAGGATGATGCGTTTAAGTGGTGGGGTGTGAACTGGATTATTAACCCTGCCCTTGCTGGGGCGGGTACGTCTAGCGCAACGTGCTTCATGTACAACAAGAACGCGATTGGTCATGCGTGTGATATGGACACTATGAATACTCATGTTGGCTACGACGAAAAGAATGATAAATCTTGGTGTCGCGCTTCCGTGTTTATGGGTTCTGCCCTTTTACAAAACGCTGGTGTTGTGAAGATGCTTCATGACGATTCAGCTTACAGCTAGGAGATTAACTTATGGCTTACGCAACAACTAACCCTCCACGGCTTGCAATTGCTGCTGTGGGTACAGCATCACCAAGTTTCTGGATATATTCATCCACTGACGCGGCGACTACAGTCCGAGTAACAGGCTACATCTCTAATGGTGATGACCTAGGTATGAATGTAGGCGACATCGTGCTTCAGAGTTCCTCTGACGCGAGTGTGGCTCACTTCTATATCGTTAACTCAGTCGCTGCTGGCGGCGCTGCTGATCTATCAGACGGCGTGGCAATAGTAGCCACTGATTCGGACTAATATCCGTTTTGGAGTCCCCTTCTACGGAGGGGGATTCTTTTTTTTAATTCAGAGGGTTATATGGCAACACACACTCCACTTCATAGAACAGGATTAACAGAAGGCAAGTTTTCCTTTCAACTATGGCAGGCTGTCATCCCTGTCGGCGTCACACTTGATGACACATGCGAGCCCAGCTTCTGGCAACACGCTGGACGATTCATTCAGGCTCGAGATGAGATCAGATTAATATGCGAGGACAACTCGTGGTTAGCCCGTGCCTTTGTTCAACGCAAGGGTGAAAACAAACTCTATATAAAGATCATTGAGAGTTTCGATTTAACATCAGGTGATGATGTTGAGAACCGAGAGTATGAATCCGTCTACAAGGGCAAGATACGCAAATGGTGCTTGGTTGATAAGCTAACGGGTGACATCATTCAAGACGGAATGGAAAACAAGGATCAAGCTAACGAAGTACTCACACATAAAGCGGCTGCGTAATGGCTACTATACTGGGATTATATAACGAGGCACTCACTTTATTAGGGGAGCGCCATCTATCTTCACTGACAAACGATATAGAGTCTCGGTATTTGCTAGACAACGCTTGGGATCAAGGCTTAGTGAATCGACTCGCCGAAGATAACGATTGGGTCTTTCTGCGACAGTCTGTCAAGATCTCATACGACAACGAGATTGAGACTGAGTTTGGCTACAAGAAGGGTCACACTAAACCCACTGACCTACTCAAGGTGTCAGGCATTTATTCTGATGAGTACATGCGTTCGCCTCTGAGTCAATATGAGGAAGGTTTAACGCATTGGTTCACTGATCTCGATGACATCTATGTTCAGTACGTCAAGAATACCGTCGTCAATGATATTGCTTCATGGCCCGAATACTTTTCCGCACTGGTAGCCGTAACGCTGGCGCTCAGAGTTTCTCCCACTATGAAAAACCTCTCAGATCAGCAGAGGATCGAGCAGGAGTGGAATAAGGTAGAGAGGCAGGCTAAGAGCAAGGATGCAATGAGACAGCCCACAAAGCGATTACCAAGCGGCTCATGGATTTCTGCCAGAGTTAGGAACGGAAGTTATAACGGACGTCCTGGAGATTACTAAGTGCCTAGGGTAAATACATTAGTCAATAAATTCAATAGAGGGGAAGTATCCCCACTCGCACTCAGTCGTGTTGACCTAGAAGGCATCTCCGATATGTGCGAAACAATGACGAACTTCGAGCCTCAGCGTTTAGGCGCAATGGCGTACAGGGTTGGCAATAAGTACTTAGGGAACCTTAGTGGCGAGAGCTACAACATCCCGTTTGTGTTTGACGCTGACGACTCTGCCATTATTCAGTTCACCAATAACGCCATCGAGATCTGGGTTGATGATGCGGTGGTTACCAGAACAGCGGTTACTTCTACGATAACCAACGGTACGTTCACAAGCAACGTGACCAGTTGGACGGATGCTGATGCTGGATCTTCTGCATCAACATGGAAGACTGGCGGCTACATGTCACTCATAGGTGATGGGGCAAGCGCAGCAAAGCGATGGCAGACTGTCACGGCTGAGGTTGATGTCCAACACGGGCTCAGGATTGTGATAGCAGATGCAAATGTTCACATAGACATAGGCACGACAGGGGTTGACTCGTATGACATATACTCAGGTGACCTATCTCCTGGAACTCATAGCCTTGCCTTCACTCCCACAGGCAACTTCACAATCACGCTATCTAACGCGAAGAAGTACGAGGCGCTTGTTGACTCAGTCGCTATCGAGGGTGCAGGGACGCTATCAATTCCCACCGCAGTACCAACGGCTTCACTGCCACTTCTTAGATATGATCAATCGGCGGATGTTATATTCTGCGCGGTAAAAGATATACCTTGGTTTAAGATTGAGCGCAGGGGAACGAGGTCTTGGTCTGTTGTTGACTTTAGACCCGAGGATGGACCGTATGGTCAAATCAATGTTGGTGAGACGTCGTTAACCCCAGCAGCATTATCAGGGAACACTACACTCACTGCGAGCAAGGATTTCTTCACTACGAGCGATCATGAGGGCGTACTCTTTAAGTTGGAATCTGCCGGACAGGAGGTTTCTCAATCCATTAGTGGTGAGAACCAAGAGACCGGAGGCATAAAAGTGACAGGCGTTGGTAACACTCGGAAGTTCGAGATAACCATATCCGGCACATGGAGCGCGACCATAACGCTACAACGGTCAATAGCTGAGATTGGTGCGTGGGAGGACGTGAAGACCTACTCATCCAATCAGTCTAGCGTGACCTATGACGACGGTCTTGATAACTCAATCATCTACTATAGGTTGGCGTGTAAGGCTGGTGACTATACTTCAGGAACTGCTACGGCTGGATTAATATTTCCAGGCGGTTCAATCAGTGGTAATTGTCGAGTCGTCAGCGTAACCAGTCCTACTGTCGCACAGGTTCAAGTAATTAATGACTTTGGTAAGACCACATCCACCCTTAACTGGTATCGCTCAGAGTATTCGGCTGGCGACGGTTATCCCTCAGCGGTTGCTCTGTACGAGGGTCGCACATGGTGGGCGGGAAAGAATAAATTTACTGCGTCAGTGTCGGATCTATATCAATCCTTTGATAGCACTGTAGAAGGCGATTCTAAATCATTGCGTAGGACTATAGGGTTTGGACCCGTTGATAACGTGAGCTGGTTATGCCCAGCCATGAGGCTTATATCAGGCACGGCTGGTAGTGAGATATCTATTCGGTCATCAGGATTCTCTGAGCCATTGACCGCCACCAATATAAATCTCAAAGAGACTTCGACCCAAGGCAGTAAGACGATCGATTATGTAAAGATCGATAGGAATGTTTACTTCTGTCACAGGTCAGGAACTAAAGTATTTGAGTTGAGTCAGTCGAATGAGGCTGATGAGTACCACCCTAGCGACATTATGATACTACATCCCGAGATGGCATTGGCTGGTATAAAAAGAATCGTGTCACAGCGACAGCCTGAGACTAGGCTTCACGTCGTGCTAGACGATGGAACAGTCATTGTTAACCTCCAAGATGCGACGGAAGGGGTTCGTGCTTGGTACAGGCTCACATACTCTGGGCTGGTTGAAGACGTTGTGGTACTCCCAGGAGATCAAGAGGATCAAGTTTACTACACGATAAACTTCTCTGGCACTCGACACTTTGTTAAACAGGCGATGATTACTGAGTGCAGGGCATCGACGACATCAAAGCATTTTGACTCATTCGTAGAATACACCTCCCCAGGAGTTACCTTAACAGGGCTGAGTCATCTTGAGGGGCTCAGTGTGGGCGTTTGGGCTGATGGGCAGGATAGGGGTGACTATACAGTAGCAAGCGGCTCTGTGACGCTCTCAGGCTCTTACACGAGCGTTGTGGCAGGACTTCGATACACGGCTACATGGAAATCCCCTAAACTGGCGTATGCGGCAGCAATGGGTACGTCTATAGGTCAAAGGAAGAATATTAGTCAGGTGGCATTTTTATTAAGGGATTATTATCCCAACTCATTAAAGGTCGGTCCAACTAACGCAACGGTTAAGCCGTTTCCCGCGTATGAGAACGGGAAACTGGTAGACACTACTGCGGTAATTGAGGAGTACGACCATGATGCGTTTGGAATTGAGGGGAGCTGGACGACGGACTCTCGGGTTCATCTCGTGGCTAACAATCCTGTTACGGTACAAGCAATGGTTCTATCTGTGACGACCCACGATAAATGACAGCGACATTTAGACCCTTGGAATACGAGGACGTTATTGCCGTGAATGGAGAGCCCTTTAAGGAATCTGTTCGCGGCATTGCTGTTCTTGAGGACGGTGAACCTGTAATGATCGGAGGGGTGCTTCACACTAAGCCGTTACAGGCATTCAGTGAGTGCATCATTGACCCTAAGAAATACCCAGTCACTGTCATGAAGGCGACAAGAGCGTTTAAGAAAATCATCGAGGGCTATCGTGGACCAGTCTACGCAATAGCCTCAACAAAGTACCCGACCTCTGAGTCTTACCTAAAGCACACAGGGTTCGAGTATGTAGAAACAACTAGAGATGGGAGGTTATATCAATGGGTGAGCCAGTAAGCGCAGGCTTAATGATTGGTAGCTCGGTGCTTGGAGCTTATGGTAAGAAGAGGGCTGCTCAGAAGCAAGCCGATCAGATTGGGGCTGACTACGTCTCAAGACCTTATGTCTCAACATTCCGTGCGGCTCCTCGATACTCAGGATATGAGGAACGAGCTGAACGCATTAGACAGATTGGGGATATGGAGCATGAGAGGGCGGATGAGGTTGCCAAGGGGTATAAGGACGACGCTCTCAAGTCTCTAGCATTAAGCCACCCAGACGCTATTGAGGCTTATCGTGAGGGAAGGATCTTAGCCTCTGACGCCACCACTGGTGTTATGTTTTCAGGTGGAACGTCTGAGGACATCAATGAGATCCTAGCAGAGATAGACGCCACGGCTGAGTTCAATGCACTCTCAAGGTTATGGGAGGGGAAGGACTCTGCGCGTACATCAAAATATAAGGCACGTTTAGCGCGGTATGACGGTGACGTGGCTCAGATTGATGCGGGATACCAAGCGGGTGTTGAGATAGCTGAGGGTGAATTTCAAAATGCGATCTCTGACTACGAAGATAAATACTCTAGATACGCAGATAACATGGCGAGGCAGCAGCATTATATGGATGACCAAGCAAATCTAGATAACATTGCCGCGGCTAAGACGGCTGCACGTCGTCAGGCTAAAACGGCATTCACGGGTGATCTCATATCTATCGGGATTAACGCGGCTGCTGGATATGCCGGA